CTTGAGCAATAATCACTTTTTCATTACCATTAATAATAACATATCCACCTTGATCATATTTACATTCATCCAGAGGATTTGATCGTGTAACACAGTATTTAGATCCAACAATAATAGGAATCTTACCCAATAGAACATCTTTAATAGTTTTTTGTTTATTAACAACGATAAGACCATCATCATTAGTCGTAATTTCTACAATAATATCTACATTAATTGAAGATGAATATGTATAATTTCTATTTCTAGCTATAGCAGGGGTCATTATTGTTGATACACCATTATTTTCAGTACACACAGGCAATCCTATTTTAATATTCACGATATCCATCATAACACTTTTGACAGGAGAATCATTCGAATTAAAATTGAGTCTTATAGGAAAACTTTGTGATAAAATTTTTGGAAAAGTATTATCTATGAAATCATTATAACTTTCTATCTGATGATCAACAAGTACATCTTTCTTTTTAAAATATGCTGATATAACTTTGTCAATTGTATCAGACATATCAGACATATCAGATATCAATAAGTAATTATTTGTTAATAAATCTTAAATAAAAATCAAATTTAAAAAATTAAACAGTATCATACATTTTTTTTTATTTCTTTTAATAATTCAAGATTACCATTAATTAAATCTGAATTAAATGAAAATAAACTATCTATCTTTTTATTCTTATTATTCAGTTCAGTTTCTAAATATTTCATATAATTCGGACATATATTTTCACTTTTACATATTGTATAATTTTCGGTTAAACGATTCCTGAATACTTCATTAACTATATCCGTTGATTCACTACGATAATATTTTTCATAAAATTTATACATCTGAACAAGTATTATAATCAATCTTAAAGAAGAAATATTAAGAGAATAATCATTGATTTTGGCTAAGTCCAATAATATTGTAAAAAACTTTTTTGGATTTAATTTTAATAGTTTAGGATCATTTTTCTTTTTTTCTGTTAAATATTTTATAGCATTCACTTTTTCAGAATCTTCAAACTCCATAAAAAAACATACAAAATCTACCAATGGTTCTAAATCTGAACACTTTTCGTCTTGATTTTGAAAAAGATCATTACACTTTTGAAATATATATAGGTCGGAATATTTAAATGATAATGTGATACCAAAATCATAAACTAAAATAGAATAATCATTATCAGAATTAATTTTAATAGACCAATTACCTCTATGAACATCTCCATGTATTAAATTTAAATTTTCGTTATTTTTCCCGTGTAAAATTAAATATGAAATAATTTTCTTTTTAGTATAATTACTTATTTCATTCATATCATCAAAGTTAATACCTTCATTATATTCCATTATTAAGATATTCTGTGAGAATCCAATCGTTAGAGGAATAATATATTTTTTACAATCTTTATAAGAGTTATAAAATTCACACATATTATTTGCTTCATTTATCATATTTGTTTGAATATGAAATTCATTTATAAACCCAGTTAAATCAATTGGTAGATTCTTTTTTAGATAATTTCTGATTTGAGGTATAAATAATACAAAATTTAATAAGATCTGAAAATGTTTTATTTGAGATCTAACTTCAGGATGAACTACTTTCATCGCAAAGATTTCATCCGTCACTAATTTACGTATTTTATATACTTGTCCAATACTACCTGAAGCAATTAATTCTAATATTTCATATTTTTCATCAAACTCTATACCATTTTCATTATCTTTTAAGAAATCTTTGTTGTATATATTTTTTGTGTATTCTTCTGGATGTGTCAGACATTTATCATATATCTTTTCCATATGAGTAAACCACCTAGGTTTAGTATCATCTTTAATAAAATAAATGTCTATAATCGGTAAAATCCACTGACTAAATTTAATACATACAGCCCCACAATGATTGATTATATTAAATAGAATATCTACATTTTTGATACTTACATCGGGGAGTTCTTTCTCCATTTGATAAAGATGAAAGAATAGTTTACCATAATTATACAAAGAGTTTATAAAACCAAACATTTATTAATAATGATAATAATAAATTTATTTTTTAAACATATGTTTTAAATTATTTAAGATAATCTAATCATATATATAAAATCGATGACAACTTTAGAAAAAAATATTCGTGATTTAATTTATTTTTATGCAAAAGAAAACTATAATGATTATTTGCAAAAAAATGAATTAGAATCTATTCCTGATATAAAAATTGAAGAAGTTGTTAAAGAAATTTATACCGATAGAAAAGATCATTTAAAAAAATTTATTCAAGAATCATTAAAATCACTTTTAAAAGAAGAACATCCGGGAGATTTAGTGGTTAATAATATATTAATAGAGGTATTTAGAGATGATCATTATTGTATAAATCGTATAACTCTAGAAATAAAGATGTATCAGCAACAAAAGATAAATGGTAAAGTGAATTATACCGATATTCTTAAATAAATTATAATATACGATATATATATATGAGTAAAAGAATTAGTGGTGGTTTAGTTGTGAATAAAAGAAAAAGTAATGTAGTAAGTCCTAAAAAGACTAAAGGTGGATCACAATATAGTTCATATCTAAAATTTCAGAAAGGAGGTAATAATTGTGATGAACAACATCATCATAATGAACAGGGTGGAGGGGGATCAAGGAAAATAACTATAGGGAGAAGAAGAGGTGGTGGCAAAATAAAACCGTGTAAGAATAGAAGTAATAAAAATAAAGATTTGCCTGGAGAAATTCCTATCTTAGATGTTCAGTTTGTTAAGAAAGATGATAAAGACAAAATAGACAAAAAAGAAGAAGTTAAGAAAGATGATAAAAGAAGATCTTCACAAAAAAGAGTTAGCAGAGTAAGTAGATCTAATAGAGCTAATAAATTCGGTGGAGGTAATAAAGTTACACGTAGTAATAGAATTAGTAGGGTGAGTAGAGCTAATAAGGCTAATAAAGGATCAAATAAAAAAGAGAAAAAAGGAAGAAAAGTTAGTGTAACAACTACACGGAAAATGGGTAAAAAGGAAACCCACGAAATTCAAAAGAAAATAAAAGAAATACAAAATAAATCAACAACTGATATGATAAATGAATTAAAAAAAGATGGTATTGAGGTATCCGGTAAATCTAAAACTATTCTTAAAGACATATATATGTATCAAAAAATGTGTGGTATTAATATCAAACGCGAATAAAAGAATTCTTTTACAAAAGATATAGAGATATATATATATAGATATAAATATAGTTATGGATATAATTGAAACACATACACACAAAATGAGATATTGTATAGATCAGGACGCTCCAAAAGAATATATGAAGAGATGGGAAGATTTAAAATTAAAATGTGAAAGTGGTGAAAATAAGGATATAGTAGAAATGATAAAGACTAATTGTAAATTAAAACAAAATAAAGAATTACCATATTTACTCAGAGAGGAGGGTGGATTGGGTGGAAATGATAATAGAATACATAAACAAATAAGATTTAGGCATGAACCTATGATCTATTATCCATATTTTAAAGATAATGATATTATATTAGATGAAATATTATCTACAAACAACGAAAAATGGACATATGAAGAATTAGATGATATAATACACGCTTTTACAACAATGGCAAATGATATAATCGGGCCATCTTGTATTAATGGTTGTATTGAATTAAGGAATCAAGATAGTTATTCTGATAATTACTAGATATAATATTACCCTTTAATTTTCACATTCACAATCGGGACATAAGAGTCTATTATCATACATTTCGGGTTCTCCATTACAAGATAATTTATTACATTTTTCACAATGAAAATAATGTAATCTGCAAAGGTTTATAATCTGATCATCATAATCATCGTAAATTTCTTCATCTATTATTTCAGTATTTTGATAAGAAAGCTCAACATATAATGTGGGTAAATCATGACCCAGGCAATGGCCAAAAATTAATTGAGAAAGTTTAAATGATGTATCCCCCATATATGTTTCAACAGCTGTCAAGACGCGATATTCACACCATTCTTTATTTAGATGGTTAGTTAATTCATCCAATTTGTTGATGATTGTTGGAATGACACCGTTATTTTTTAGTTCATTTGAATGCCCACCAGTTAAATCAAAACGTAGATTTTCATACTTTCCCACATAGTTAGAATTGCTATAATTCCAAAAATCCTCAAAGATATATTTATGATTTTCTTTATAATCTAATTCATCAATAAATTCACCAAACGCTTCTAACTTTCGGTTCATTTCAGTATATTCTTCTGCTGTATCAACTTTAATACGAGGCATTTTGAATTTTTTCATCATTTTATCATAATTTTCTTTAAACTTTCTTAGTTTTTCATTTTCTCTATGAAGTTCATCATTTTCTTCATTGAGTTTATCAATAACATTCACAGCCGAAGGCATTTCATTATAGTGATCAATAATCTGGGGTTCCATTTTAGTAATTATAATTACTTTATAATTAACATCAAATTTACATTTAAAAAATATGTACCTATAAAAGAATTCTTTTATCTATATTATTTATAATGAATGATGATAATATTCAGTGTTCAACACTTTCCTATAAAGATCAAGTATTAGACATTATTAATAATCTAAAACTCAAAAGCAAAACAGATAATAGTATTTTAAAAAGTAGATTCTTAGCTGAAGTATTAACTTATGAACAAAGGAAAAATCACACAAAAAAGTATTATAATATATTTAGATTTATCGTTACAACAGGATCTATTCTATTACCCGCTGTTCTTTCTTTAGGACAAATGGATCCAGCTAAATTACCCAAAAATTTTGATAATATATCTTATTGGTGTTCTTGGACAATTTCACTAGCAGTTACTGCGAGTAATGGATTTTTACAACTATTTTCATTAGATAAGAATTATTATGAGTATGCGATCACAACCGAACAATTAAAAACTGAAGGCTGGCAATATTTCCAATTATCCGGAAAATATGAAGATTATGAAGATCACGAAGAAGGATATAGACCATTTTGTAAATCAATTGAGAATATAAAGAGGAAACAAGTTGAAAAAGAATATTCTGGAAAAGGAGAAGTCAAAAAAAAGAAAGAATTTGATCTTAAAAAAGAATTAGCAACAATGATACCTAGAGAATATTTGGGTAATTTAGGGAATTATGTAAATAATCAAGTATTACATAATCAGAGATTACAACAAGACGGATTAATGAATAGAGGCTTACATGAATTACAGAGTGGAGTACAACAGGGATCTAATAAAGAACAAATGATGTCTATGTTTAAAAATTTAGCACCCGATGAATTTAAAGAAATTGGTCAAGCGATCGGTAATGTTAGAGAATTACAAGATATGAATGGTAGCCCCAATGATTCCATCAGAAATGAAGTTCAGAATGAAGTTCAAAAAATTAAAAATGATCTGAATCAAAAATTAAATGAAAATGTTGAAACTGTTGAAACTGTTAAAGTAGTAGTTGATTCAAATAAAACAGAAGAAGATTCGGTTAAAGAAGGAGTAAATGAAAGAGTAACTCCTAAATAAATGAAAAAAATATTTATGAATATATAAAGTATGGATGATGGCAATATGGACGCGAATGGAGTTATGACAGAATATAAAAAACTTGCAAAAAGTTTACTTGGTGCCGTCTGTTATGCGAATTCAGTGAAATAATGATACAACAATTATTTAAAATGAATGAAAATACTCTTCCCGTTCCCAGTAAAGGATCACTCCTCGAGGATGGAGGTTTTTATTTAGTTAAAAGCCTTGAAGCACAATCTGATCAACAAATGTATCATAAAGTTCAAATTACAGACACGGTGGGAGACTCGACTTATCAATGTAATATTTTTCGGACAGCTGAAGACCCCAATCCTGTGCAATACACCCTTATTCCTTTTAAAAAGCCAAAATACCGAAGAACTATCAATCCAAATCGTAAATCTGTAATAGCTAAAATAGAAACTAATACTGATACTACCTTCGGTAAATCAGAGATAGGAGTAGCTTTTGATATTCTAGATAAATTAAATGGACAAACGACCGCTCATCCTGGAACTACAACTATTGTAACAGACGCAACAGTGGTTTCTCCGATGGCTCAATCTCAACAAACGACCGCTCCCCCTCTCTTCCCACAGGCGAAAATAGTTCTCCCTGAAACTACATCTACTGTAACAGACGCAACAGTGGTTTCTCCGATGGCTCAAAAACCATACTGGCAGCAGCGGGAGATGCACCCTTTAATAAAAAAAAGTAAATGAATACATAGAAGATGCAATTGAGGTTGAAAGAAATGCCGAATTGAAACGAATGAATGGCTTCTGCCCGCATCATCCGGTAGAAGTATATAGACCACGCCATCCGGGACAACCTTACTGTGGAATAACTTGTGGCCAAGCGGCTAAAAATGAAGGTTGGACGGATGGAATTCCACCTTCACCAGAAGATGTAGTTAAAAATGCCGCTATGAGTGGTATGATTGGATCTGGCGGACATATGAGTCAAGAACAAGCATAACAAATTTTCAGGAGTATTATCGTAGAATTATCTAAAGGAACCGGTAGTGTATGCCCATATTGTATGCTAAGTGATGCGAAGCCTGGTGAAGTTTACTGTGATAATATCTGTAAAGAAATTGCCACCCGAAATAAGTGGATAAATGGGAAACCACCTTACGCTGAAGCTGATTATCCACCTTTATCATTATATGGGGGATACTCATCAAAGGATGATAAAATAAGCATAATAAGGAATAAAACAAGAAAAACTCAAAGGAGAAAAACTCAAAGGAGAAAAACTCAAAGGAGAAAAACAAATAAAAAAAGAAAGAATAAAAAGATAAAATCTAGAAGATCTAGAAGATCTAGAAGATCAAGGTCTTAGACTTTCTTTTTCTCTTTCTTTTAAATTTAATTCTTCTAAGACTTTGTTTAATTTAGTCCACGTTTGGGTAATAGAATCGTGCGTTTCATCTGAATCACCACTAAATAACCAAGCTATTTTATCAATACTATCTTCATCATATTCTATTTTCTTTTCAATACAAATACGTCGAACAAAGTTTTTCATTTCATTATTATTTTCTATTTCTTGTATTTTTTGAAATCCAAATTCTGTTAAAGTAACTACTTTACCAGTAACTTCATTATTTTTAAGACCATTTATGAATTCTTTTGTAAAATTTCTCACTCTAGGGGAAAGTATTGGTAAAAGATATCCTGTAAAGATCAAATATAACCAATGATTCGTAATATTTTCACACAAATCTTCATCTAAAGTATCATAAACTAAAACACTAGAATAAGAACCCGAACCAAAATTCATTTATTAATAATCACTATATTTTATTTTACACATTTAAACATTTTTATTAACGTATACTAATTAAGATTTGTAAGAAGAAATATTTATAATATAATTATTATAAATATAATATATAATAATTATATATATGAAAAATCAACACAAGCGTAAACGTAGAACAGAGAGAAAAAGTAAAACGAAAACTAAGCGACAAAAACGGAGTATCCGTAATAAACGTGAAGCCAAGAAGTATATTGATATATTGAATAGAGCATATATGACCATTACATCATCATTTCATGATATACTAGATAAAGATGATTATGTATTATTACCTTATTTAAAAACTAGTATTAAGAGAGGTTGGAAAGTATTAAATGATAAGAAAATAGTAAAAGAAATTAAATGTAATACTTTATGTATGACCGTGACTATCTTAAATTGGTCATTAGGTAAGAGGGCTAAACTAGATGATTTAGATGCATTACAGAAATTATATTTATTTTTTATTTCATATTTGGTTGAAGATGGAGAATTATCTAAAAAAGAAGTCACTTTAAAACACGCATTATACAAAATAGAATTACAAATTATGGAGAAACAAAAAGATTTAGAAAAATATACTAAAAAAGGGGATAATCGCAATATAAAAAAAGCAAATAAATATATTGAAAATAGACAAAAACATAAACAACAGTTGATTGAGAGTGAAGGAAAAAATAAAGAAGGTATTAATGGTGGAGTATTTCATTTAGATGTTTGTAATAATGTTGATTGTGAATATTTACATGAATATCAAATGGAAAAAGGTCAGAAATACAGCGATTCATATAGTAAGTTTTGTTTGAATATTATCGAATTATTTAAAGGAGTAATATGGTTAAATATGTATCGGATATTTGGAAAAATATATAATCCTTTAAAAGTCCCAATAACTAGTAATAAACTAGATATTAATATAAATATAAGAAATTCCATCAATAAACTTGATCTAGTTTTCTTACCTGAAGAAACGATGTATTTTGAAGATATATTTTATGAAAAACATACATTAGATCGTTTAAGGGGACAAAACTTTAGAATGCAGAAGAGTTACTGGGTTTATAATGGTATTGATATGAGAACGAATAAATTAATAAAGCGAACTGTTGATCATTTAAAAAATAAACATTATATTGTGGCTCAATTAAAAGTAGATACAGGACCTAATTGGAGAATACCATATGAAACTAAATTAAAAATAATGTATGAAAACTTTATAAATTTTGAAAAAGGACTTGGTAAACTACCTATTTTAAAAGATATAAGTAAACAAATAAAAAATATTGGTGGTCAAGATAAATATGATTTACAGGAATACATTGATAATAGTATTACGTTACATTGGTTATATATGCATAAAGAAAACATAGTACCATATATTAAGGAGTTTGTTGTATAGTTTTCATTTGAAGAATCATAAACTAAAACACTAGAATCAGAAGCAAAACATTCATAAAAAATTCATAAAAATTCATTATATAATAATTAATACTATTGAGTAAAAATAAAATATATATTATAATATATAAATGGAAGCAGCAGTACCAGCACCACTGCACACCCTCGCTGCAGCAGCATCAGCAGTAGAAGACCGCCCACAGGCACCTACCAGAGATAAGCCGACATAATC